AGCTTCAGATTGAGGAGCAGTATGGATCTGACACTGAAGAAATAGATATGGGAGAACTAGTATTGTGATTTGGAATATTTTTAGAGCTGTCTTCGGCGGAATGTCCGATCATGACGGCTACCAGCCAAACGCGCCGGTTACTACTCCTGTGAAGGATGTTGCAAACATTACTCCGGACGGAGCAGTACAGCTTGCAGCAGTCTGGGCCTGTGTTGATCTGCTGTCACGTACAATGGCTCTTCTCCCATGTGATGTATTCGCCTGGGATGAAGATGGTAAGAGACACGTTGATACAAAGTGCAATCTGCACTTTCTTTTGGCCTTATCTCCAAATGCTCAGATGACTGCCTATGACTTCTGGCAGACCATGACAATGTACTGGGCCTTAAGAGGCAATGCCTATGCGCTGATACGCAGAAACAAAGACGGCACTGCTTACAGCTTAAGTCCTCTTAATCCCGATCAGATGAATGTCTTAGTTCAGAACGGCAAGATTATTTATCAGTATTACGACAGGAACCAGGAGATCAAGGAATACGGCACAGATGACATCCTCCATTGGAAGTGCATGGGTAACGGCATCATTGGTCTTTCCAAGCTGGAGTACATGAGAGGAACCGTTACTGAGGCAGTTGAGGCTCAGTCAAACGCTATCTCAATCTTTGCAAACAAGGGCAAGATTAACGGTCTTTTGAACTCCTCATCTATTCTGAACAATAAACAGAAAGAGGAGATTGCCAAGCAGTTTGCAAGAATGCGTGATGGTGGCATTCCGGTGCTTCCTGTAGAGCTGAAGTTCACTCAGTTATCTCTTTCACCTGCAGATACAGAGCTGTTATCCACTCGTAAATTCTCTGTTGAGGAGATTGCAAGATGGTTTGGTATTCCTGTCTGTCTGATACAGGGTGAAGGAAGTAATGACTGGGATAAGGCTATGAGACACTTCTACAAATCCACCATACTTCCAATGTGTACTGCTCTTGAGCAGGCAATTATCAAGCGTGTAGCAACCTCAGATGAGAGAAAGAAATACGCTGTTAAGTTCAGACTGTCAGAGGTTAACAGAGCTTCTGATACAGAACGCTATCAGCTGTATTCTCAGGCAGTTCAGAACGGCATTCTGACACGTAACGAGGTCAGAAGAATGGAAGGGCTTGAGGATATGGAAGGCGCTGACAAGCTGACTGCTCAGACCAATTTGCTTCCTGTTGAGGATTTAGGCAAACAGGATGCTTCACAGGAACCACAGACTACATTAACCACGGAGCCACAAAAACAATGAAAGATTACATCATAAACTGCAAATCAGAGCTTAAGGCTTCTGATGATGCTGCCGGTGTGATTGAAGGATATGCTTCCGTATTCGGCGGTATTGATTCTTACAATGACACCATAGAAAAGACCGCTTATGACAATGTTCTAAAGTCAAACATTCTTCCAAGAATGTTCTTCAATCACTCTCACTGGGAGCTTCCTATAGGTAAATGGGATGAGATGAGCGTGGATGAGACCGGCCTATACATGAAAGGCAAGCTCAATCTTAATCTTGATGAGGGTAGAGATGTCTATGAGGCCGTTAAGTTTGGTTCTGTAGACGGTTTATCAATCGGTTTCAGAATGGATGAGGACGGTGCCTCCTTTGATGATGACGGTGTCCGCCATATCCACAACGTCAAAGAGCTTCTGGAGGTCTCTATTGTGACCTTCCCTGCAGATAAGAGCGCTCGCATTTCTGATGTGAAGTCAGCTCTTGAGGCTCTTGATAATGTCAAAGAATTTGAACGCTTCCTGCGAGATGCTGGAGGCTTTTCAAGAAGTGAGGCTTTAGCTTTATGCGCTAAAGCTCGCAAAATCTTCAACCCACAGGTAAGTGAGTTACCAAAGGAAGAGGATATCAACTTAGATCCAGCAGTCGCAGCAATGCGAAAACTCAATTCAGTTTTAAGAGGAAATTAAAATGGAAGAAAAACAGATCCTTGAATTAACAAATGGTATTGAAGCAGTTACATCTGCAATTGAAAACATTCAGAAGGAAGTTGCAGAGGGTAAAGCATCATCAGAGAATGCAGCTAAAGAGATGAAAGCTCTTGCTGAGAAGCAGTCTGATATGGCTCGTGAGCTAACAGAGATGAAACAGCAGCATGATGCTCAGGAAGAAGCTGGTGTTGTTAAGTCAGTAGGTGCTCAGTTCATTGAGTCAGAAGCATTCAAGAACTACAAGAGTTCACGTAATGCAAAGGTTGAGGTTAAGGACATCAGCCCATTCTCAACTCAGGCAGGCAACTCCATCAGCCGTACAACCATTGCAGCTCCATATCATGCAGGTTTCGTACTTAACCCAGAAGAAGATCTGTCTGTTGAGCAGTTATTCCCTCACGTATCAATTGCTACTTCATCAATTGACTACGTTAAGGAAGGAACCTTCACCAACAATGCTGCAGTTGTAGCAGAAGGCGCTAAGAAGCCAGAGTCAACTCTTGGAGTATCTTTAGCTACTGCAAACGTTGTTACTGTTGCTCACTTCATGAAGGTTACCAAGCAGGTTTATGACGATAACCCACAGGCAATCATGGGTTTAATTGACCACAAACTACGCTATGGTCTGCAGTCAGTAATTGATAAGCAGTTAATCCAGGGTACCGGTTCAGGTGAGTTAGGCGGTTTATTACTAGCAGGAAATCACACTGAGTATCCAGTTGCTTTAGGCAATAAGGACACTCTGTTTGATTTAGTGTTCAAGTATTACACCGCTATGGCTTCAGCTGGTGTTGCTGCAAAGCGCATCATTCTGAACCCAGCAGACTGGGCTGAATTAGCTCTTGCCAAGGACTCTCAGGGTCGTTACATCTTAGGTGGTCCTGCAGCAGTTGCCGGTAAGGTTCTATGGGGTATTCCAGTAGAGACCACCAACTCAATGCCAACCGGTAAGTTCATCATCGGTGACCTACAGCGAGGCGCTACTATCTATGATAGACAGGCTCTGCAGGTTGCTATGACTGAGTCAGACAAGGATGACTTTGAGTACAACTTAATCACCATCCGTGTAGAGCGCCGTTTAGCCTTTGCTGTTGAACAGCCTCTGGCAATTGGTGGTGGAGATTTCTCTCTAGGTGGTTCATCCAAGTAGTTTTCTAAATAGCCAATACAATGGGCGGTTTTATACCGCCCTTTTTTATGGAGAAACATAATGATTTATCAGGATACAGCTCCAATCTCTCCAGTGACTGTTTCAGAGGCTAAGGCCTATATGCGTGTCTATCATGAGATAGATGATGCGCTGATTGAGACCTTTTTGCAGTCTGCCACAGCTGAAGCTGAGCACAGAATGCAAAGAGAAATCATCAAGAGACATGATCCTGATGCTCTTGCTCTTACTGCAGATGAGGTACCAGGAGGTGTTAAGACCTTCATCTATGCTGCAGTAGATAATCTCTATCGTTTCAGAGGTGTGTTCGGAGAAGCAGACCTCAAGTCATATGCTCCTCATCTTCTGGACCCATGGATGATCTACAACCGTGACCCAGATGAGACATGGGATGAAGAGGAGTCCGTATGATAGGCAGAAGAAAAGACATCCCAGAGAGCGGAGAATATGACCGCCCTTGCAAAGTCTATCTGAGAGTTGATAAGCCTGCTGTCAATTATGCAGCCAAGCAGATTGATACAGAGATATGGACCGGCTTCTGTGCAATTCAGCCAATAAGCACAATGGTCTATTACTCTCAGACACAGACCTCAAACAAAGCTACTCACTATATCTACTTTGAATATATTCCAGGTAAGACAGATCCTAAGACACTAGGTCATGGGGCAGTGGTCAAGGTGCAGGATGAAGACATAGTCTACAGACTGTTAAGGCCAATGGTTCTAAGACAGAATTTTGCTCTTCGCTATGAGGCTGTTGAGCTTGGAGCAGATAGCCCGGAAGGGCCTAATACTTCTCTTGCAGATGAGGTGATTTCATGAGTGGAATTCCAATCTTTGTGAGTGTAAAGCTCCCAGAAGGACTTGATGCCAAGGATTATGACCGCAAGGTTGTAATGCAGGGCATGACACAGGCAGCAAAGCAGATACAGCAACTGTCAAAACGTCTTTTGAATTCAAAAAATGCTCCTTCAGAGCCTAATGATTTTCCTAAGCGTGTCACCGGCCGTATGTGGAGACACGTCAAGGTACATAAGGCCAAGAGAAAAGACAGACTATGGGCTAGAGTTCAGATTGACAGCTTCAAAGACGGTCACTTCTGGTATCCTGCTCCGCTTTTCTACGGTTCAACCAAACGAAACATCAAGCCAAGAATGGATGCGGTGTGGTCTGCTCAGGCAAGGCTTGAAGACCAGACAAATGCAATTGTAGAGATGGCTTTATCAAAGGGTTTAAAAGGGTGGTTCTAAATGGATGTAACCTCAACAATTCAAGCTCTGCGTGAACGCTGTCCGAGCTTCCATAACAGAGTGTTTGGAACGGCGCAGATGGCTCAGGTTGACTTGGAAAACATCAATCCAGAAGAACATCCTTCCGCCTATGTCATGTGTATCAGAGAGGACAGTGATGATTTGTCCGTGACAGAAAACAGCTACAGACAGGAAGTCACAGCAAGGGTTGCGGTAGTTCTCCTTGTTCCAAATCACGATGAGCGTGGTCAGCTGGCATCTGCAAATGCGGAACAGCTTAAGGAAGAGGTATTCAAGGCAATTCTTGGATGGTCTCCTAATCACGATAAGCAGTCAATTTATGTGTATGAGCAGATGTGGGTTCTGATAAACAACAGAGCTTATCTTGGCATTCAGCTTGAATTTACTGTGATTTACGCAATAAGCGCTGTAGATACACGTATTCCCGACCAGCTTGAAGAAGATACTGGAAGGTTTGACACACTGGATATGAGCATTGACAAGATTGAGACTCCTCCGGGAGCTCCGGACGGTAAGGAAGATGTTCATATGCGATTAATTAACTTGTACGGTGATTCAGATGATGAATCTGAGTCAGAAAATTCATAATTCCGCTCTGCGGGTTTAATTGGAGAAAGTAAAGATGACTGTTAGTTTCAATAACATTCCATCAGACATCTATGTTCCGCTCTTCTATGCGGAGATGGATAATTCAGCTGCAAACACTGCTACCGGTGAGAAGAGAGCTCTTATAATCGGTTTAAAGACTGCTGCTGGTTCTGCTCAGGTCAACAAGCCAATGCTTGTATCAACTGCATCAAAGGCTAAAGCTTTATTTGGTGCCGGTTCACAGCTTGCTCTGATGGTTGCAGCATATCGCAATCAAGATCAGACTGGTGAGTTATGGTGTCTGGCTCAGGAAGTCTCAGATGATGAGAGCGCAGAGGACGTAATCGTTGGCACCAAGGCAGGCGGTTCTATCTCTATTACCGGTACAGCTTTATCAGCTGGCACTATCGCTCTGTATGTCGGAGCTGTTAAGGTTCCTGTAAATATTGCAGCCGGTGCAACAGCTGTAGAGATTGCTCAGCTTGTAGCTCAGACTATCAACTCAAAGAGTGATATGCCTGTAGTTGCAGCCGTTGATGAGGCTGATACTACCAAGGTTCTTGTAAATGCCAAGGGCTTTGGTGCTTATGGTAATGATATCAAGCTAGGCCTAAATCTGCAGGCTTCTACCGGTGGAGAAACTACACCTGATGGTATTGCTGTAGCTTTAGAGCAGTTAGCCTCCGGTACTGGTATTGTTGACTATGAGACTGCTTTTGCGGCTCTTGGTGATGAGACCTATACCTATGTAGGTATCGGTGACAGTGATACAACTTCACTGGATGCCATTAAGACTGAGTTCAATGATGCATCAGGTCGCTGGTCATACTCAAAGATGCAGTATGGTCACGTATTTACTGCTAAGCGTGGTGATGATGCCTC